CGATCCGATCCTTCATGTGGATTGGGTTGCTTGCATCCAGCAGGAAGACATTGCTAACTAACCTGTGTCGCGGATCATGGTGCCGGGTCTCCTTTCCCGGCACCATGATCTCCTTTTAAGGGGGGGGAACCTAATGGACGATTTACTTGAAATTTACGGTGGTGAAGTACCAGAGGACGTTGCCGAGCTTCATAAAGAGGTGACTAGCTTCTATCACAAGAAAGCCAACGGGCCGCTTGACCTCCAGGTCAGCTGCCTTGTTGCTGTGCTTGCGACAAAACTGTTGCCGCCACCAGCTAAGCCAACCAAGAAGACTGAAAAGGTCACTGCATGAGCTTTGTCCAAAACCAAGCGGTAACCGGCTTCACGTTCGCTTTGGTGAACAAGGATACGGGTGCCGCTTTGACTGGTGCCGCTGCTGGTATCGGAAAGTATCGAACTATCGATGGTGGCTCTCAGGCTGCTCTTACTGGATCTATTGCCGAAGAAGGTAATGGCCAGTATTCGATCAACCTGACTGCTGCCGAGATGAACGGTTCGGTTATTGGTTTGCTCTTTACGCACTCTAGTGCAATCCCGGTCCAGTTCACAATAAAGACAACAGGCGGCTCGACTACCAGTAGTAGCGAGTCGTCGTTGTCTATGACGATGACAACTCTTCGGAAAGAGGTGGGTTGGTACTGGCTGGGGGAACGTACCTCCACTAACTGGTCGTCTTCCGAGACTGACCAGATTAACGAAATCGTCTGGGCAGGGTTGCGCCAGTTCTACCATCCACCACCAATTGGTGGCGGTAAGCTGGCCCACAAGTGGTCTTTCCTGGAGCCCACCACGACACTAACAACTGTTGCAGGAACGTCGGATTACACCCTGCCTGCCGCTTTTGGCGGCATGACAGGGCCGTTGACCTATGCTGCCTCGGATAATCGCTGGTATCCTATCGAGATCACCAGTGAACATCGAATTCGCACTTTGCGGCAAAGAGACTTCAATACGCTTAACACGTTCCCGTTGTCCGGGGCGATTCGTGCACGCGCTAGTGATGGAAGTGATGGACAGCGATTCGAGCTTCTGTTGTGGCCAACACCAGACAAGGCTTACACTTTGTCGTATCGTTACCACGCTTTACAGTCCAAGCTATCTTCTTCTAATCCATACCCTTTGGGTGGTGAGGCTCACGCTGAAACAATCCTGGAGAGTTGTTTGGCCATTGCAGAGCAGCGAATGGAGAATCAAGCCGGGGTGCACAGCCAGAAGTTCCACGAGCGATTAGCTGCTTCCGTGTCTCATGATCGGCAGCAGTTCACTCCAGAGCGAATGGGCTACAACGGAGACAGGTCAGATGGACATGCTCCGGCAGAAAACGAGTATCGTCGGTTCTTTGGTACGGACGTAGATTATGACGGTACGATCTTTTACGACACGAATCCATAAGGTGAACTATGAGCAGTACTAGCTTTGCAAATGATCTAGTTGAAACAGTAACAATCGGTGACGCCGTGGGCGATTCCTCGGCAGTCGATTTCCGAGGCTTCCGCTATGGGTATATCTACATGCCCGATAGTACCAGTGTCGGGACGATCACCTGGTACTCATCAGAGGATCTTGATGGGACCTACGATGTTTGTCACACAGGAAGTGGCAACATCACATCCACGGTAGCGGCCAGCCGATCTGTGCCGATGCCTACGAACCTTGTCGGCGCTCGTTTCCTGAAAGCAGTCGGGGACAACGCCGGTACATGTAAACTTTCACTCCAATCTTAGGGGAACAATATGACTGCGCATCGAGTATTACAAGACATGGCGAAGAGTACGGAACTGGATCTTCTTGATCCAGGCAACGCTGGAACTATTGAGTTAGACCGTTCCATGGGCGTCTGCTCGGTTGTAACGGCAGCTTCTGAAACCAGAAAGATCGGTAGTCCCCAACGTACTGGTGTTATTGTTACTGTCTGTCTAAAGACTGACGGCGGCGATTTGGCTATTACCAGTGCTGGTGGAGAAATCCTCAATTCTGGCAGTGGGACTGAAACGACAGCTACGATGGCTGACGCTGGAGATACGCTGACGCTAATTAGCGTCAGCAAGGGTGCCAACATCGTGTGGGCCGTATTGGCTAATCATGGAGCAACGCTCTCCTAATGCCTCGACGGAAGACAAGGTTTGATATGCCTTGGCCTGTTGGTGGTTTGGTAGACGTTGTTGCTTACGAGAATCAGCCTCGCGGGTCGAGTGTGGACTTGCAGAACGTGCGGGCTTTCGAGCCCGCTACGGGGCGGGCTCGCGGTGCGCAACGAGCTGGTTTAGCCAAGTATTCCAGTGCTCGCATTGCTGATGGTCAAGTCCAAGAAATAGGTCACGTTGTTGCGCGGGCTGTCCCTACTGGACAGACCGCACTTACTCAGCGAACAATTGTTCCTTATGTGATCACCAATGGAACCGTTGCGACCTTTAACACCAGCTCCACGACAACCGCCACAAATGGTAGCGGGGCACTTAGTACAACGGCACCAGTGATCTTTAGTTCGCAGCTGGATGGGGTTGTTTACTTTGCTGATGGAGCTAACGAGAAGCAATGGACTGCGTCCACGAACACGGTCGCTGCTTGGGCAGAATCCGCTGGGACGATGCCTGTAAGTAGCGGTAACCGCCCCCGTCTAATTGAAACTTGGCGTGGGCGTATTGTTCTCAGCGGCGTTAAAGGTGACGATCATAACTGGTTTATGTCAAAAATGCGTGATGCTAATAACTGGGATTTTGCTCCCGGTACGGCAACGGCTACCCAAGCCGTTGCTGGAAACCAGCAAGACGCAGGCAAAAGCCCTGATATCATCAATGGGATGATACCATTCTCTGACGATGTGCTTGTTTTTCTTGGAGATCACAGCGTCTACCAGATGACTGGAGACCCCGCAGAAAGTGGTCGTATCGATGCTTTGAGTACTTCTGTGGGTGGTGCCTGGGGCAGGGCGTGGTGTCTTGCTCCTGATGGAAGTGCTTACTTCTTTGGTAGCCGTGGCGGCGTGTTTCGTTTGGTTCCGGGAAGTAAGCCACAGAACATTACACAAGGCTCCATCGAAGAGCGGTTGGTTGATGTTAACCTGAACACGAGCTTGGTGCGATTGGCTTGGAACGACCGCGAGAAAGGCGTTAACCTGTTTATCACGGACTTGGGTGGCGGTGCCAGCACTCACTATTTTTACGACACAAGAAATAATAGCTGGTGGCTCGACAAGTTCGCAACCAACGACCACAACCCCACTGCTGTGCATGTTTTTGACGGGGACGCAGTTGCTGACAGGTCTCTCCTGGTTGGTGGCCAAGACGGTTATCTTCGCAAGTTTGACTACGACACCCCGGGTAAAAGCGATGATTCAGTAGCTATTGATGCCTACGCCTACCTGGGTCCAATACAGCTGCAGAATCGTCCCAAGTTAATGTTGACCGAGATGAAGGGATCTCCGGCAACGGGCAGTAGCACCGTTGCCTGGGATCTGTATGCAGCAGAAACAGCAGAGGCTGCCAAGGCGGCCTCCAGTAAGGCTAGTGGGACTTTTGTTGCGGGCAGAAACAGGAGCGACCGAGTTCGCGTGGCAGGCCACGATATTTTTGTTCGCCTACGAAACAATACGGTAAATCAGAATTTAGTGATGGAGTTTTTGGGGATCGAGCTTGATAGCTTTGATGGGCCAAGGGCTCGGCAATGGTAGAATTTCCAAGGATACCTCGTGGCAATGTTCGAGAGCGTCGATTGGCCCAGTTTATGGCTGGCATGTCTCGCAAACCGCAAAAGGTTGTTCTCGAAAAATGCACCGTTAATCCAGACACTCGCCCGGAGAATCCGGAGGTAGGCCGCATGGTTTTTGTAACTGACGAAAAACGTGTGGAAGTTTTCAATGGCATGGATTGGGCAGGACTGTAGGAGATAACGCATGTACGATGCTGGATATTTTGCTTCTATGGGGATCGATGATTCAATCGGTTTGATGAATTCAGCTCCTCCGTATATGGATTCTGGTCTTAGTGGGGCGATGGAGGGTGCTTTTGGGGGGGCTGACATGGCTACTCCAATGAGTTCTGGTTATGGCGGCATGGGCGGCGCACCGGGTATGGCTGGCGGTGCCGGTATGTTTAGCCCAATTCAAAAAAGACCTCCTCAATTTGCCGCAGGAAAACTTGATCCCAGACCAACTGCTTCTCCTCGTGGTGTGCCGGGTAATTTTCAAATGTTGCCGGATAGGGATCTTGGCAAAAAACCCGGAGACATAGAGCAGATTGGTTTGCGGGGACGCGAAGCTGGTGTTGTGCGAGCGGGGACAGAACCTACGGGAACGTCAATTGCCCCGGGGTCTCAGATTAAAAATAATTACTCTAAGCTCCGTCACTTATCGAATGCAGGTTCTCCGATGATGGGGACCCAGATGCCGGGAATGCCCGGCATGGGTGCCCCGGGGATGAGTCCTGGAACGCAAGGACCTAAATTATCTGCTTTGGTTGCACGAGGTGGCCAACAGCCTCCTCGTGCGGGTGGCTGGAATACTCAGGTTTAACAGGGAATAAGGTGCAATAATGGCAACTGATCTGGGATTACGAGACAATCCAGAGCTTGAGGAAAAGCCGAAGAATAAGCGTATGGACGAAGGTTCTCCAGCTGACACTGGCGCGCCTGACCTCGATCTTCTGGCGGGTACTGTGCAATGGTCTACCCGTGCGGACTTTCGGAATATTGACAGTATTATTGCTGCTTTCCAGGCGGCTGCCGAGTCGGCTCGGGCTGCCAGTAAGGAACAGTTGCGTGCTGCGCTGGTTCCCCTTAACGAATTCCGCAGTTATGTGCAGGATAAGCATCCAGCAGAGCGTCAAAAGATACTGGATGGTTTCAATAAAATCGGGGAAAACGTAGGCACCCAGATTGCTGAAGCAATAACCCAAGTCGGTCAGGGGCGAGCAGATGCTGGTGACCGATTGCAGGGGTTGCTTAGCGGTCACATGGATGTCATTGGTGCGGGTGCCGAATCTGCTTCCAGTAAGATGTCTGACGTTAGTGCTGGCAATAAAGCGGGGCTGGCTAGCTTGGCTGCTGCTGAACAGAGCAGAATTAGCAAGGGTGTAAGTACAGCCCAATCAGAGATGGCTGGTCGAACTTCTGCAGAGCAGGCTCGTACAGCAGCGGCAGGAGGGGCCGCTGCTGATCGTATAGCAGGCATGGGTGCCAAAGATGTTAGTGCATTGCAGCAGCTGACGCAGGCAGAAAGATCCGCTGCACAGCAAGCTGGTGGGCGTGCTTTAGATACTGTTCGCGGGGCAGGCAAACAGGCTGTTTCGGATATACGGGAATCTATCGCTGAAGGCCGAGGCCTGGTTGATCCTAGCGGTGCTGTCAAGCGTATTGGGGCAGCTGGTAAAGCTCTTGCGGGACAAGTCGAAAAAAGATTTCCTGGTGCGATCAAAACCGTTAGCGACATTGAAAAGAAGGCACAGGAAGCAAATACGAAAACCGCTGCTAAAGCGTTGGGTATTAGCGGTAAGGTGACGGCTAATGAACTGGGTCGCATCAATGCACTGGCTGAAGCTCATCAGCAATCTCAGGCAAAAGGTTTTAATAGCCTAACTGAAGCTCAGCAAAAAATGATTGGCGATGGTACTGAAGGCTTGCTCAAGGATGTTTCTGGCAGGAACGAAGCGATTGCCAAGTTGTTTGGCAACCGCACCGGCAAGGCAATGGGAATGCTTAGCAATGCCTTTACGGGCCGCATAACTGACATTAAGAAACAGTTTGGTGACTCGCTTAAAAAGAGGATTGCCTCCTATCAGCAGGACGCTGTTGGCCGAGGCATGAACACCAACGTAATTGGTAACGCGATTGCCCGCATGAAGGAGGAATCAGAGCGCCAGCAAGCCAGTGCTATCAGCGAAGTGAATCGTCAACAGGCGCAGGCAATGACCAATACATACTCCCAGTTGTCAGGTCAGGAGCTGGGAGCCAAGCGTGGTGATGCGCAGGCGTTGAATCAATTGCAGCAGCAGAGACAGGGTAAGATCGAAGATGTTAATCGTGCCCTGGGGACAGCAAAGCTAACCGCTGACCAGCGGTCTGCCTTGGCTCAAGAGAACCTGACAGCAGCCGCTGGCGGTAAAGGCCAAGCGGCAGCTGTGCAGGCTGCCAGTACCTTGCAGGGCATTCGTGCTCGCGAGGGAGAAACGGCTGCTGCAAACGCCAGAAATCTGGTGGCTAACCGAGAGGGACAACTGACCCAGGCGGGTCTTCAGACGTTGTCGCAGCAGGGTGGTTTGGAGCGTGCAGCAGAGCAGCAAAAGGCTGGTATGACGCAGGCTGGCATTTCAGCCCAAGCGGGGCTTGCTGGGAAAACACTTGGTGATATAGCGGGTGCTGCTGGTCGCCAACAGCAGATAGAAGGTCAGGCAGGATTGACTGCCATGGGGCAGGTTGGCGCAAGCCAGCGAGGTACTCAGGGTGCTGTGGCTGGTCAACTGGGTCGCACTACTGCAGAGCAGGCCGCCTCTGGCCGTGCAGGCTTGGGTGCACAGGCTGGTCTGGCACAGGCGGGTGTTACTTCTGGTGCTGCTATGGGCCGACAGTTAATGGGGCTGATGGACAGCGAGCAGGGCCGCAACTTGGCGGCCCAGCTCGGATTGAGCCGTGATAAGCTCGGTCAGATTGCCAATTCCCTACGTCAGGGTCAGATGCAAGTTGGGGACCTTGAGAAGATGGGTCTTAGTCAGCTTGGTGATTTAGCGAAAACAAACGTGGGCTTGCAGGCCAGCACGGGTGTTGCTGGCCAGCAGACTGGGGCCAACATGCTTGCACAGCAGCTGGCGGGTGAGGGGAGGTCGGCTGAGAATATTGCCAAGACTCTTGAGGGAATGGGCATCAAGCCTCCGAATCTGAGTGAGCTGGCCAACCTGATGTTCCGTGGTGGTCTGGGTGCTGCCCCTCCCATCCTGCACGGCGGAGGAGTTGCAGGCGGGGGAGGTCCTCCCGGTCTTCCCGGCCCCGGTGGTGGCGGTGGCGGTGGAGACGGCCCCGGCGGCGGCGGTGGTGGTGGCGGCGGTCAAGACAGGCCTTTTAACATTGAAGAGGCCAAGTGGAATCTTCTAAACGAAGAAGAGAAAAAGAAGGCGGCTCAAGGCTTGTTGCCTGGAGATAAGGGTAATGTGGTCCAGGAGCTACCACCGGATTCCCCGGGCGAGCTGGAAGAATGGAAGAAGCGTCAAGCTACCCAGACTATGAATCCCAACATTACAGTTGTAGTCAACAACCTTCTTAGCGGTGCGCAGCAGCCGCAGTCTTGGGAACAGCAGCAGCTGGTAGATGAGTATAAAGAGACTGGGACGATAAGTGAAGAAACGCAGACTAAACTTGAGCAGGACCCTGTAACGAATACAACTCCCGGGACTCCCGGGGGTACGCCAACGCCCGGCGGTGAGGATACAACTGCTACGGGTCCTCCCGGAGGTGAAACGCCACAAGGCGATACGACTCCGACTGATCCACAAGACAAGCCCCAAGAAACTCCTACGGGCGGATCAACGCCTCCTCCGAGTGGTCCGGGTGGAATGCCACCGTGGATGCCGGGATTACCGATGCCCGGGTTCCCCATGCCCGGGCTTCCGATTCCAGGGCCAGGATTCCCCGGATTGCCACAACCGGCCCCGAAAGTCGAGGAGCCCAGTATCAGCGGCGACCCCGGCAAAGAAGGCGATCCGGGAATGCCGGGTAAACCACCCGGTCAACCGCCTGCACCTGCTCCTGCACCTGCACCTGCACCTGCTCCTGCACCTGCACCTGCACCTGCTCCTGCACCTGCTCCGGGTCCGGGTCCAGCGCCAGCACCGGGTCAACCTGCGCCAGCTCCGGCACCAGCACCCGGTCAACCTGCGCCCGGTAGGCCTACGCCTATTACGCCCGCACCTGTAGTGCCTCCCAAACCTATCACGCCCGCACCCGGTGTGCCCGGAGATCCGGGGCCGACACCAGAAGAGGAAACACCGGATCTATTTCCTAGTGATCCCGCCGATGAGTCCCCCGGTCCTCCTGGTGGATTTGATCCTGGTTGGAAGCCAGGAGATCCGATGCCCGGGCAACCTCAACCGGGGCAACCTCAACCGGGGCAACCTCAACCGGTTCGACCCGGTCAGCCCCCAGGCGGCCCGCGTCCTTTCCCCATACCGGGTAGCGACTTGCCCGGCGACATTAGGGGTCCCGAACCTGCTGGTGCTGCCGATGATCCTCAAGGGCAGGGTAGACCCGGACCTTGGCGTCCACCTGAAGTTGGTGGTCTGCCCGGTCCTCGACCGGGATTGCCTCAACCCGGGCAGCCCCAACCGGGGCAGCCCAGGCCGCAGAATCCATGGGGTCCCACGGGATCACTGCCTATTAGGCCAACAACCGGAATGGGATTCCCGGGGAATCCTATTACAACTGATCTTGGCAATATTGCCGGTATGGAAAGAGTGAGACAGGCTCGTTCTCGTTCGTGGGATCTTAAGAACCGGCGAGAGTCGCAGCAAGCCCAGAATCTTACCGAATTGCAGCGGAGAAAAGAGATGCGTGAGGCGGGCATGGACCCCGGAGTGCATCCGAAGCTAAGCCGCATCGAGGCTGCTAAGGCGCAGAGAGATGCTGAGAAGACTGCCTTAGATGAATGGCGGGCAAAGCTAAACCCGGACTCTCTTACTTACGATCCCACCAAGGGGAAGGCTAATCGACCTCCGGTTCCTATCGCCCCTGGAAGGCCCGGTGGTGATTCCGAGATGGATAAGAAAATGGATGAGATATGGGGCAACCCTGATGCTCAGGCAGCTTACAATCCACCCGGTTCTCCGGGGCCATCACGACCCGGTTCTCCGGCACCATCACGTCCGGTTACCGATCCGTTTGGGGACGAAGGCGTCTTGGCCGACAAGAGGAGGGAAGAAGCGGGAGGTGCTAGACCTGCACC